AGTAACTCCAGTAAGAGGACTTGCTTTAAGCGTTGCTTCGTCTGCAATGTCAAGTAGAATTTCGTGATAGTGGCCAAAGTTAGTTAACTCGATTTTCGTTCCGCCACTTATATCGTAGTATTCATCCATATCGTGTGTATGAGAACCTGTCATACCCACTACATACATTGCTCCAGCACCAGAGTTTAATGCGGGATCCCAATCGTATGTAACAGCGTGAGCGTGGGGTGCATTTTCACCAGAACCATCTCCATCCGTAGATGACATAACAACTGTCGGTGTGCCAATTTGAATTGCGGCATATTGAGCCGTAGTGATTATACCAGTATGGATGTGTCCGATATAATTAACGTCATCAAAAAATACGTCTACTCGTGCATTACCTTTTTGTACTGCGGTGATAATATATTCTTCCCATTTTCTCTCGCCTACTGGAACTGAGTTGTCACCAGAACCATATCCAGTACCACCAGCAGTTAGAGTGATTGCAACAACGTTACCGTGGAGGGCAGCTTCAACCAATCCATTTACGGTTGGCGAACCTCCAAGAAACGTAACGGTAGGAGCAATGTGATATCCAGTTCCAGGTTCAGTAATATTAATAGCATCTATTTCACCACCAACAGTTAAGGTACAGTTCGCTACCGCTTGTACCGTTGGATCAGTTCCTCCTGACTGATTTGGTAAAGTAGCAACATCTGGCGCAGAAATTTGTATAGTAGGTATAGATTGATATCCGGATCCAACTTCTGTAATTAAAAGAGTATTTACTCTACCATTAAAATCAATAGATGCAGTAGCACCGGCACCGCCTCCTCCAGAGATATATACTATTGGTATTGCAAAATACCCAGAACCTCCTGAGGTTAGTGTCACATCAGTTACGACACCGCCAGCAACTGTAGTATCCGCGGTAGCGTGAACTGTATTAGTTCCATCATCTCCACCGGAGAAAACAACATCTACAGGTACACCGGCTTGTGGATTAGTTTCAACATCTCCAGATTGAAATGTCACTAAATTATCTAATGAAAGATCGTGATAAAGTGATTCTATAACATTTTGATTACCTGCCCCACCTATTGAAGTACAAGTCTGAGGCATTGTCAAATTAATGTGGTATGAATTACTTAATGATGGTAAGGCAATATTTGCTCCATAGTTAATAGGAACTTTAATTGTATCACCTGGATTTAAATTGTGGTCGATAGAATAAACGAATCGGTGATTCGTAGTCGAAGTCAATCGTCCTTCTTCTAGAGGATGAAATGTACAGTGGAAATATAAATCGTGATAACCATCTACAACCCAAGGCCAATCTTCGCCAGGCTCTAAATCGGGAGAAGCAAAAGAAATATTATCATCTGAGACTGCATTGTGAACTAAAATGGAAGTTGAAGGATTTGTGAAAATAATTGTGTCGCCTTCTCGTGCTTCTAAGTGATAAGGAATAAGAGTGTGTGCTTGTGTGCTTGGATCATTAATTGACCCAGCGAACCAAGTACCGTTTCCGGCTAAACAAGCGGCTTCCATTGCTGTGATGGATACCAAAAATTGAACTTCTACTGGTCCTGAACCCATATCACAAGTAGGTCTAACCAGAGTCGGATCTTCAAGAACGGAACAAATATATGTTTTTGGGTCTGGGCCGCCACCTTGTTCAGAGAAAGTATCGGGATCTGAAGCCACTTGATCTACCATATTAACTGCGCCAGCTGGTAAATCCCAGTTAACGTCACTAACTGTAAGATCGTATGAAAATTTGTATTGTGTATTAGGATTTAAATCAGCCTCAAACCAAGCGACGGCGGTCTGTAATCCATCAGTAAATGCTTGAACAATTTCAATACCTTCAGTAAAGAAAGCATCAAATTTGTATGCAATACCATTTGCCCAAGGGCGGGTCATATCTGGAGGAACATCAAAGCCAGCATTTTTAAGTAATTCTACCTCAAATGCATCAGAGGAAAATGAACTATTCTGTACTAGATTTGCCGTTTCATAAGTAATATCAAGTCCACCATTAGGTATCATCTCAGTAGGAGAGACAAAATCGGCTGAGCGATTTGCTATATTAAGTAAAAATTCTTTATATTCTGGAAGATGCTCTAAATTTTCCATTATCTCCAGAGACTTCAACATCAATGCCAAGTCTTTTACTAGAAGGTCCGGAGCGGCCAACTTAATATTCAAAGAGTCCAGAAAAGTGCTTTTCTGTTGCTCGATTGTATTTAACTCTATTAGAGAGAAATGCTGGAATGTATATTGTGACATTTGTTAATTTCCTTTATTTTTATTCGGTCGAAACTTCACTCAGATAATTCAGTTGCATAGAGGTGGTGACATATGGATCTGCGATTCCTAACATTTCTAATTCTTGCAATCGAACAAAATTATTTTGTTGTTGAATCATTTGATTGGTGCGTTCACGCCACGATTTAAAGGTCTCATCCTTTCTTACGAATGGAATTTCAGTTGTACCTATGCCGTTTGCCATTAGTTACCTTTATCTTCTATCAAATCGTATACGAGTTTCTTGAGGTCTTTTATTTCCTTCTTCATACTATTTATACGCTTTCCTTCGTCCTTCTTTGCTATCTTTGCTAAATTAGTCTTAACAATAACCTTTTTGCGTTGAGCATAGGCATTAGCATCTTGAAAGATTACAGCACCAGTCTCTTCGTCTTTTTTATAATCAGGTATTTTTGCCATTATTCATTATTTTTATGTTACTGCTAATACTCGCATTTCTCGGATAGCGGGTAAAGAACATCGATGGGTTGTATGCAATTCTATTTTTACTCTAAAATGATCAAATTCTTTAGTAATTTTTTTCAATGGAGTAAAGGTATGTTCAATAAATTCCGCAGTAAGAGACATTGCTGTGTTAGTAATCTGAATTCCTCCATCTTTCATTTCTCTCCAAGTGATTGTTTCACCCTCAATAACAGCAAGTCCAATAGGATAATCTGGATGTGTTGCGGCAACTTGACTATCTATCTCTAAAAATGGTACTTCCTCTTTAGAATAACTGGCATCTGGCATCAGAATTTTCTTATAGAATTTTCTATCGAAGTGATCATCGTAAGAACCGAACCAGATATCACCTACTTCATATTCAGTTAAATCTGTTCCAACTCCTGTTGAAGTTGTGTCTGCTCCTACTCCCGATAAATCTTCAGTACAAATATGGCAACCTGTTATAATATGTTTCATATCACTTATATCTACTAGACTCATCTCTGTGAGATTTGCCTCATTATCATCTCCATCTACGTATGCTGTGGAGACTTGCGCGGAAGGACCAAAACCTGGCTCAGAAATTGTACCTGTCCAAGAGTTCATATTCGCATCCGGAAGTAGATTGTTATTAGTTATAACAACTTCTGGACTATTTGCGCCTTCAGGATATATGTATGCGTAATATTCTTCAAAATCATTTACATTATAATCTCCGTGTGTTATTGTATCCGCATTTGATTGCGTTGATTGGTTCCATGGAGTAACTGTAATTGTTCTTGGAGTAACTGAACCTGTATCGTAGTACACTTTTACGTATGTCTCATTACCTTCTTGTACACTTAAAAACATTTGCAAATCGCCCGCAAAGTTAGCTAATTTGACATCTTTTGATTGATAGAGGCCGAATTGATTTTTGACTGTGGGTGCGGCATCCCATATAATATTGTTAATAGCAATAGTCGATAATCTTTCTTTATTAATAACAGGAGAAATATTAGGATTACTTGTGGTCATTTCCACATTATATGATATTGGAGTATATTGATAACCAGCCACTATAGTTTGGGCACCATCGAGAGATTCTACTTCTTCAAGAACCACTTCTTCGTTATCTTGAATACCGTGAATAATATTATTTGTGTCACCATTTAATATTACATCCATATCCATAGTAGTTCCTGATAGAACCATTGGTTGAAAATTGGGCGTGAATGAGGCCACTTCTTTAATTCCAGCAAATTCTTTCAAATTAATTTGAACATTTCCTGTTTCCGCAAATTGACATTTATTTATCCGGAACTTTACATCCATTAATTGTTCTGGAGTCCAAGTAGTATTATTCTGAGAAGTAAACATAGAACCAAGATAAGGTTGCTCAGAGATATAATCTCCAGTAAGTAAGTCAACTTCTCCTAATTCAGAAATCCACAAATTATATAAGAGAGAATCAGATATTATAACAAAACAATATTCAGTTCCGTCCATTAGATAAATCGGGTCAGCGAATTGAAATCTCGTGCTTACTGATCCGTTTGTAGAAACAGAAACATCTTCAGGATACAGCATAACTTGTGCAGTTGGCATTGCTGTTGCTGTTGGATATCCATTCACCATCGGTCTAATTTCTAATCGAACTGGAGTAGATTCATCATCTTTTGAGTAGAAATAACAATCAATTGAATCTATGAATGCACCACCATCTGATTCGGCTACAAGAAACGATTCTGCAACTGGATCATACCATTCGGTAAAGTTTCTGGATGTTTTACTTCTACCAGTTTCTTGACTGTTTGAAACAGTACGTGTTTCGCCTAAAACTGTGCGGTCCTCCGCAAGTGTTTCTGCAACTCTATAACTTTCAAAAGTTGACATAATATCTTTTTGGCGTGTATCAAGAGTACCTTTAGCCGTAAAGGTGGCAACTGCTTGAGTAGTCATCGCATCGAAATCATCAAAATCGTCTTTCATAGCAAGTATTTTCATACCCGATCTGATTCTAACTCCTTCGGGACCTTCTGAAGGAATTTGAAAAATAGCATTTCTTATTTTTCCTACGCTATCAGTTATAACATCATCACCCATTATTCCTCCATCAGGAGTTATATAAGCATCAACATCTATTTCATCAAACTGAAAGTGTATATGAGTATTTGGTCGTAGCTTGTCTACAGAAATAGACACAGGAATTGATCTCATCCAAGGAATAGCAGAAACATCTAAGGATCTGTCACCAACTTCTGTGCGAATATCGTTGATTTCCATATGAGACCTTTCACCAGATCGTACTTGACTACTGGTCATCTGTTGTTGTTGGTCCCAAGTCTCTTTCGTTACAATTTCCCTCCAAGCCGTTCTCGTTCTTCTCCGGAACCCCATATTGACCGTTCCGCCTCGACCTTGTTGAAATGCACGAGCAACGTTTGTTCCCCCTATTGAAGTATTGGAAGTAAATGTTACCTCTCGACCAGTTTGGACATTATCTCTTCCTCCTTTATTTTTAAAACCAGACCACGTTGTCTCCCACGCATTCCATCTTGTTTGTGTTCCATATGTTTCTACTTGTTCTAAAACAGCATTATTATTTTTATTTTGAATAATAACATCTGGCATATATGTTTCTTCAAACCACGTATCAGTAGAAGGAGTTAATGTTGCGAATCCGACCCAAGATTTTCTTGCGAATGGATTCAAGTTAAGAACTTGAGAACCGTGATCTTGTTTAATCCAAGCCTCTTGAACAGTATAGTTTAATGTATATGTTAAATTGTTTGCGGAAACACCTGCAACAACTCCGGGTTCACAATCTAGACCATACACTACATACGGTACAGTACAAATTCGGGCTTCTGGATAAATGGAACAGTAATATGCGGCATCCGAAACATCGCCTATGCCGTGATCAACGAATGGGTCTACTAGAATACCATTTTTATATCTTTGTAATCCATTCTCATCTAGAACCTGCATATCGGCAGTAGACTTTTCGAGAAGATTTAATGAGGTATAATATTCTAAATTTTCTAGACGACCTTCCATACCCCGAATATCTTGCATCGTATATCGTTTTTGTTCTACGTGGGATACATTGATATTTTTATGAAAATACGTGTACGGAGGTATAAACAAATTATACAAGGTCATTTCATTACGTTCTTCTGTCGGCAGCATAGGCGAATCAGAAGGAAATCCTTGTTTAACTTGAATCTTTCCATCATCATTAATTGTTAATCGATCTCTTCGACCAAGATAGTAATCAAAAGAAACTGAAATGGATGATTCTGGTAAAGGCAAATATGTGCCGATTGCGTAATCGGCTACTGATGATCTAAAATCTATTTCATCAGTAAGTGAATGATCTACCGCTATTGAATCACTATACCCTGGAATATCATCATAAAGAATACCTGCATCAGTATATGAATTAACTGCAAAATAAGTTGCAGTTGTAATATTACCGTGATTGTAGTGAGAGTATGTTACTGAATAAGTACCTGGTCCCGGAGAAGACGCATCATTCCATACAAGAGTTGCTGTTTCATAAGTCGTATCAGTATCACCATTAGTAAAAGTAAAAAAGGCGGTCACATCAGCGGCAGTAGGGTCCATAACTTGAGTTACTTCTGATACTGCGTGAGGAAGAGTTAATGTTTGTCCTGAAAGAACAACATCACTTGTGGATGTCATATAAGTAATATTTCTCCAAGAAGCATTACTCATATACATATCTGCCATAATAGAAATGGCTTTACCCGATAGAGTCCCTAATGGGCCGCCACCAGCACCATCCATAATTGTAATAGTTGCGGTCTCATTTCCTGTTAAGTCAGCAATCCAAGTGGGACCAGTACTTACTGTTCCAAATTCAGGTATAAGAACTCCATCATCATCATTCCAAACATATAGAATTTTTTCCCAGTGCATATCAACAAAAACCGCAGGAACTGAAGCAACCGTGGCCGCTATTGTTGCTGTAGAATTCTTTTGTGTCGAATATGTTACTTGTCCGAGAGTTAATGCGGAGGTAACGTCTGAAACATTATACAACCAAGGATAATTTACACCTTGTGAGACTGTCGCACCAGTAGGTCGATAAAGTTTTGCGTATGTACCATTGTTTGTTTCAGAAACAATATACAGAGCGGGAGCAACAGCATCAAGACCTACATCATTTTCGAGATATATTCTATATCCCTGTACATAGGTACCTGTCAGAAGTGCTTGAGTAACGTGGGTAATTCGTTTATGTACGCCGATAGTAGTCGGAGTTGTATTTGCGACTGTATGATTACTATCTGTTACAAATATAATATATTCTTTTTGGGTGATATTGAAAACACCGTGTATATCATTTACTGTTTCGACTTCAAAATATGGTCCAAATTCAGGTTTGATATGATCATTCGGTACGTGGCGAGTGGTTCTTGCTCTTTCTGCGTAAATTTTTATAGGAGTTAAAAGTTCGTGTTCAAATCCGTTAATGTATGCTTTACTAGGCTCAACTTTTATTCCAAATGTTTCAGAATCGTGACCTTCAATCATTTCGATGGGAAATGGATTTAGGGTATAATTGCCCGATTCATCAAATGTTCTTTTTGCCATCTCAGTGGCTAACAATGAATAATCAGTTGATTGGTATTTTGTAGTGATCTTTCCAGCATCTACGTCCAACATCCACATCCACTTATTAGATTCACCCGAATCTACCTCTTTAATAAGAGTAAGAGTTTTTTGATATCTATCTCCGCCAGGAGCATTCTGATTATAGAATCCTGAAGCTGGGTCAAGAAGTCGTGGATCAGTAGTTGATTCTACGATAACTTCTTCAATATCGAATCCAACTTTGCAGGTAGGGTTAGCAGATATAGGATCTAGAAAAATAGTTTGTGCTAGAACTGGAGTAAAGAAACCATCGAGCCAATAAACACCATCCTGAACTTTTGCCTCAACCGCTCTTCCAATACCAACGATAACTCCCGCTTTGTACAGCATAGCAGGATCATACCAAGAGTTGTCAATACAATCTCCGTTGACATCAAAACCACCATCACAGACAGTATCGTATGTAAATAAATTTTCGTTATCAGCAAACTGCCCGGAGAGGGCTCGATAATAATAGACGGGTTGAGTTTCATCATCGTGTAGTTGCTCAATAACAGCAACCGCTAGTGATGTTTCGCCATATACAATTCGATTTAACCAGGTAGAATCTGCTGCCGCAAGTCCCATCCAATCTCTTTTGGCGATACTAACACCGCCGCCAACAACAGGCGCACCATTCTTCCAAATGTGATTAGCAGCCGATGACATCTGGTGCTGAAGAATAGATTGTATTTGTGTTAATTCTCTGGCTTGAACTGCACGACCAGGATTAAATAAGATTTTTAAAAATCTATCTTCAGGGGAGAAGTCATCGTAGTACGGAGATGTATTAAAATTATATGCCATTCGATATTATCCTAAAATTATATTCGTGTCCCTCCCAATTGAGAGGGATATATGTTTAACTCTAAAAACAGATTCTAGAATTCAACTACGAGTTTTAAATCTTCTATCTGGTCAGAAGCACGAGTAATCGCTCGGCGATTTTCAAGATAAATCAACTGCCCAGAATCTGATTCTAAACTCACACTCGCATCGGCATATACAGCCGCTTGTGCCTTAGTTCCTCCACCCGCTAATTCAGGGTTACGTAAAAGTCCAATTTGTCGAAAGTCATCATTTTCTGGAAATCCATCAGAGGTTTCCAATCTAACGTGAATTAGACCGTGGTGGGTCTTTGCTGTAAATATTGCATCGATATCTCCAAAATCAGCTTGTTCTGAACCCGCTAGAACACCTTCACCCGAAATAACAGGCATCCAATCGTTTGTAGTCGAGTTAATAATATCATTCAATTCCAGTTTATAGAGAAACGTCCATACATAGTTATCAGACGTTAATATTGGTTGAGAAGTTAATCCAGCGGCATCTCCCGTAAATCCAGATGGCTCTTCAGAAGCACCATTAGGTAACCAAAGACCTCCGAGTGTGTCTTCACAAGTTGTTCGTGATTGTGGAACTGAATCATAAACACCACCAACATAACATTTACCAGTTGATGGTTCGCCTGTACACATATAAACTCGATATTCTGAATTCATAACTGTAGAGTGATATCCTACTTTAGATACGAATGAACGACCAGGCTCAGCAATTCCAGTGATACCTGCTGTGGAATCACCATCAAAGGCGAGTGTGTCTCCAGTATCCCAGTCAAGTCGAGGAAGCACCGGAGAAATATCATCATTTTGAATTCGTTTGGTACCAACAATGTCAGCCCAATATTGAGGTTCATCCTCATCTAGTGGATCAGGTAATGTAAAGTTACCTGAACTTTCGTCATTTCCTTGAGCATCATCGGGCCATACGTCAGATCGTCCAAAGCCGAGATACAGGAAGTTGTCATCAACAGAACCAGTAGTTTTGAACTGGTCGATGAAAACCATCAAGTTCTGTGTTCTGAATTTACTGGTTACAATTGCACCCATATTGATTACTCCATTAAAAAATTATTTACTTGTTGATTAAATT